TTGATTCTACCGTTAGTAAGATAACTGGTTTTGCAGATATGATTCAATTGACTCATTTAAAGTTACAACAAGTAATGTCTAAAATGGTACCTGATGGTGTGTTCTTAGATATTGATGGTTTGGCAGAAATTGATTTAGGTAATGGTACAAATTATAATCCAGCTGAAGCATTAAACATGTACTTTCAAACTGGTAGTATAATAGGTAGATCTTTAACACAAGATGGTGGTCAAAATCTAGCTAGAGTTCCTATTCAAGAATTAAGTAGTTCATCTGGTCAAGCTAAAATGGCTGCTCTTATACAAACTTATCAGTATTATTTACAAATGATAAGAGATGTAACTGGGTTAAATGAAGCAAGAGACGGAAGCGCTCCAGAAAGAGATACTTTGGTTGGATTGCAAAAGATGGCCGCTAACGCGTCAAATACTGCTACGAAGCATATATTACAGTCTAGTTTGTTTTTAACTCTTAGAACATGCGAGAACATATCCCTTAGAGTTGCTGATTGCCTAGATTATCCTTTATTAGCTCAAGTATTAGAAGAAAGTATTTCTAGTTATAATACAGCTACTTTAAAAGAGATTAAAAATCTAAACTTGCATGACTTTGGTATATACTTAGAATTAGAACCAGATGAAGAACAAAAAGCAATGCTTGAACAAAATCTTCAAGTTGCCTTGCAAAGTGGTGGTGTTGATTTAGACGATGTCATAGACATTCGTGAGATCAAGAATTTAAAGTTAGCCAATCAAATGTTGAAACTTAGAAAAGCTAGAAAACTAAAAGCCGCTCAAGAAGCTCAAATGGCTAACATACAAGCGCAAGCACAAGCAAATCAAGAGACAGCAGAGAAAGCCGCTTTATATGAAGTTCAAAAACAACAGGCATTAACTCAAGAAACGGTAAATGTAGAACAAGCAAAAACACAGTTCGACATACAAAAAATACAAACAGAAACAGCACTTAAGAAAGAGATAATGGCAATTCAGTTTCAATACGATATGCAGTTAGCTCAATTAAAATCTCAAACAGAACAACAAAACTTACAAGTTGCTGAAGATAGAAAAGACGAAAGAACAAGAATACAAGCCACACAACAATCAGAGTTAGTTAATCAAAGAAAAACAAATTCACTACCTCAAACTTTTGAATCTTCTCAATTTACAGGTTTAGAAGATTTATAGAATAAAAAAAATTATTTAATTATATTATATTATGGAACAGATTAAACAAGAAGGAGAATTTAAACTTCAAAAAAGAAAACCTAGAAACCTAAGTAAAGAAGACATCGTAACTAAGGTAGATTTTACTCAACCTATAGTGAATGAAGAGGTATTAAAAGTTGTTATACCTAGTATAGAACCAGAGGTTGTTGTAGAAGAAGTTAAAACAGAACTACAAGAAGTAGAACAAGAAGTAAATGTTATTCAAGAAATAACTGACGAACAGGTAGATGAAAAGGTAAATATTATCGAAGCACAGGTTGAAAAACATGTTCAAGAACAAGAAAAAACTGGTAAACCTTTACCTGAAAATATAGAGAAACTAGTTACTTTTATGGAAGAGACTGGTGGAACTGTAGAAGATTACGTAAGATTAAATACAGATTATTCTAGCGTAGATGAAAAAACGTTAGTAAGAGAATACTATAAAAGAACTAAACCTCATTTAGACAGAGATGAAATCCAATTTTTAATGGAAGACAACTTTGAATATGATGAGGACTTAGAAGAAGAGCGAGATATTAGAAAAAAGAAACTTGCTTTTAAAGAAGAGGTTGCAAAAGCTAAGAACCACTTAGAGTCAATAAAGGATAGATACTACGACGAGATCAAGTTGAGACCGGGCGTAACCAAAGAACAACAAGAGGCTTCTGACTTTTTTAACCGATATAAGAAGAATGAAGATGAGTCTAAAGTGCGACACGAACGTTTCAAGCAGGACACTAAAAGTTTATTTACTAACGATTTCAAAGGTTTTGAATACAATGTTGGTGAAAAAAGATTTAGATATACTGTACAAAACAATGAACAGGTTGCAGATAAACAGTCAGATATTAACAATTTCATCGGGAAGTTCCTGGATAAAGACGGAAATGTTAATGACACTAAAAGTTATCATAAGGCTTTGTACACCGCTATGAACTCTGATAAGATTGCACAACACTTTTACGAACAAGGAAAAGCTGATGCAATTAAAGAGGTAGTTACTAACTCAAAGAACCCTGGAACTGCTCAACCAAGACAAGCGTCTGGCGAAGTTTTTATCAACGGTTTAAAAGTTAAATCTATTAGTGGTTTTGATTCTTCTAAATTAAGAATACAAACAAAGAAATTTAACAATTAAAAATTACAATTATGTCAAACATGGTTAACTCGGTTACTGGAACTAACTTTGGTTCTATTAAACCGTCTCAAAAACAACAAGCGTTAGAGACAAACTACTTAAACTTTGCAAATGGAAGTGGTAATGATTTTGCTCAACAATATTTACCTGAAATCTACGAAGCTGAAGTAGAGCGTTACGGAAACAGAACTCTTTCTGGATTTTTACGTATGGTAGGAGCTGAAATGCCAATGTCTTCTGATCAGGTTATCTGGTCTGAACAAAACAGATTGCATATTGCTTATAACAATGTAACTTGTGCTACTGCAACTACTTTAACATTCACAACTGGTGGTACTGGTATTAACTTCGTTCAAAACGTTGTTTCTCCAGGTCAAACTTTAGTAGTTATGAATCCTACTACAGGTACTGAACTTAAAGTTCTTGTTACTGCTTCAAGTACTGCGTCTACTACCGCTACTCTTACGGTTTATCCTTACACACAAGCTAGTTTAACTTCTGGTACTGTGAATTTTACATCTGCAACAAACCTTAAGATCTTCGTTTATGGTTCTGAATTTATAAAAGGAACTACTGATGCATCTATCAACGCTGTAACTCCATCGTTCACTCAATACAATAACTCTCCTATCATTATCAAAGAAAGATACCAAATCTCTGGATCTGATACTGCACAAATCGGTTGGGTTGAAGTTTCTACTGAAGACGGTACTGGAGGTTTCTTATGGTATTTAAAAGCTGAATCTGAAACAAGATTACGTTTTGAAGATTACTTAGAAATGTCAGTTATTGAAGGTGAATTATCAGCTGCTAGTTCAGGTGTATCAACTTTAACTCCTGCTACAGGTGTAACTTACAAAGGAACACAAGGTCTTTTTGCTGCTATTAGAGAAAGAGGTAATATCGTAAATAACTTTACTGCTGCTAGTGGTTTAAGTGATTTTGATTCAATCTTGAAAGGATTAGATACTCAAGGGGCAATTGAAGAAAACATGTTCTTCTTGAACAGAGCTACTTCTCTTGACTTTGATGATATGTTAGCTTCTTTATCTGCTGGCGCTGCTGGTGGTGTTGCTTACGGTTTATTCGAAAACTCTGAGCAAATGGCTTTGAACTTAGGTTTCTCTGGTTTCCGTAGAGGATCTTACGATTTCTACAAAACTGATTGGAAATATTTGAATGACGCTTCTACTCGTGGTGGTGTTGCTAATACTTCAATCGACGGTGTATTGATTCCTGCTGGAACATCTACTGTATATGATCAACAATTAGGTACTAACATCCGTAGACCTTTCTTACACGTTCGTTACAGAGCTAACCAAGCTGATGATAGAAGAATGAAATCTTGGATCACTGGATCTGTTGGAGGTGCTTACACTTCTGATCTTGATGCAATGCAAGTACACTTCTTGTCTGAAAGATGTTTAGTTACACAAGCTGCTAACAATTTCGTATTGTTCACTGCATCAGTGTAAAAATATGGTAATATTACCCTCGTTGAAACTACGGGGGTAATTTTTACCTTTTAAAAATTTATTAAATTATATTATATTATGGCGACAACGCAAAAACCAAAAATTACAGAAGAGTACGTAAATACAAATGATATTGAAGTACAAGATTATATTGAAGTGGTTCCAAAACCAAAAACTATTGAAGTTAAACTTCCAAAAAATAACTGGGAAATAAAAGATAGAACTTACATTATTGCAGATAATTTTTCACCATTAACATATACACTGCAATGTAAACACACTCTTAGATACCCATTGTTATGGTTTGATAAAGAAACAGGCAATCAAGAAGAATTAAGATATGCCACAAATCAAAATTCACCTTTAGTTAAAGATCAAAAAGGTCAAGTAACATTAGGTCATGTTTTATTTGAAAATGGAACTTTGTTTGTTCCTAAAGAAAAACAAAACTTACAAAAATTATTATCAATATACCACCCTGGTTTAGGGACTAAGTACTACGAATTTGACGCTACAGGTGAAGCAGAAGATGATTTAGATTATTTAGAATTAGAAGTTGAAGCAATGAATGCTGCTTTTGATATGGATATTGATATTGCAGAAGCTATTGTAAGAGTAGAGGTTGGTTCTAGAGTCAATAAGATGAGTTCTAAGGAGATAAAAAGAGATTTACTACTATTAGCTAGAAGAAATCCTTCTTTGTTCTTAGAATTAGCGAATGACGATAATGTGCCTCTTAGAAACTTAGCTATTAGAGCTACAGAAAGCGGAATTATAAAACTATCGCAAGATCAAAGAACATTCCATTGGGGTGAAAACGATAGAAAATTAATGACAGTGCCATTTGATGAGAATCCTTATTCTGCAATGGCGGCATTCTTTAAGACAGATGAAGGTATACAGATCTTCAAGTCTATAGAGAAAAAACTTAAATAACATGTAATAATAGTATTAAGGCGGTTATTGTACTTCAAACTGCAATAATCGCTTTTTTTATTATAATAAATATAACAAATGGCAGTAAACGTAGATTCAGTATATAAGACTGTTTTATTAATACTCAACAAAGAACAGAGAGGATATATCACTCCTGAAGAGTTTAATAAAATAGGTAGTCAAGTTCAACAAGAAATATTTGAAACATATTTTGAGGATTTAAACCAACAACTTAGAGTTCCACAGACTGATGCAGAATATGCTGATAGACAGAAGAATATAGACAATAAAATATCTATATTTAAAACTTTTGGTAACTGTACTTACACGGCTCCTTATTTTGAACCACCAGCTAATACACATCGTATTGGAACGGTTATATATAAAGACGAAATCGAAGTAGAAAGAGTTCAGAAAAACGACTTGCTATACTTAAACT